CGGTGGTGATCCCCAGAACACAACGCCCTTCCCTGCACCACTTGATGAACTGACCTGGCGACGGCAAAAACGGGCGTTCCTGGCGACGCACCGCGCGCATGCCGGCCTCTACCTGCTCCATGCTGGTAATCCCGTTTTCTTTGAAGGCCAGCACCCACTGCCGGCGGATCTCGTTCACGTCTTCCTGACTACGATTAACTAGGCTTGCAGGAAACGCGGCCGCCAGCTGTACAAACAGGCCGTTGATAATCTGCGCCACCTGCTGCGTTTGTTCGCGTTCGGTGTACTGCTCTGGCAAGTTGTGCGCCACGCGCCGAGCCTGTTCCCGGTCAAAACTGCGAATGTTCTCTGCGAGGTTTTTCATTCCAGCACCCCGTCAATCCAGTCGGTGTTATGCAGGTCAATGCCGCCCCGGGTAGGTTTTGCCGTTCCGGTTGCGCGCAGCCGCTTGGTGGTGAGCTGATCCCACTGCTTGCGTAGACTCGAAGGGCTCAGGATGTTGTCTTTCCAGAACTCGTCCCGGTTAGCCCACTGGAACAGGTCACAGATTTCGTAGTGAGTACGATTGTCCTGGACACGCATCAGCCTGATGGTATTTGCCCATTCAGCCCAGCTGGGTTCGGATAGCGATGCGTTGACGGTGAGAAGCCTGTCGTAAATCCAGCGAGCGGCCTTGAGGTCGTCAGCGGATCCCCATGATTTACCTGCCGGGGTGTATATCCCGGCGGCAGCTTCTGGATGGCGTGAGAGAAACTTTTGAGTTTTCTGGTTTCGGGATTCGTCAGAATTCCGAGACGAGGATATTTTATTATTGTTCTTGTTATAGTCTTGGGTGTCTACCGTTTCCGGGAAGACTTTTCCCGTTTTCGGTAACACTTTTCCCGATTTCGGGAAGGTTTTTCCCGTTTTCGGTTTGTCTAAAATCCAGGCAGAAAGGTCAGTATTTATACCGACCGTTTTCATCACGCCTTGCTTCTGACTGAAGATGATTTTGCGTTCTGCGAGCGATTTGAGCGCATCAGAAACGTGGGAATCACTCAATCCTGTAAGCTCGGCGATCACCGTGTTCGTAACGCGGTCCTGCTTCTTGTTCCAGCCGTAGGTAAGCCAGATCACCGCTTCAAAACACTGCCACTCCCGGCCTGACATTCTCAGACGAGGCTTGAGCTGTTGGATCTCGTTAGCGACCTTGGTATACCCGTTCGACAGGTCGGCCATACGACCTCCCGGTTGTTCAGTTCTGTTGGGGAAATTGATAATTTCAGCTGTGTTTGACATACTTAGCTCCGCAATTACACTCCGTTTTTGCACCTGAAAGTCGGTTCTGTTCGCGCAGACCGGCTTTCGCCTTTTCTGAAGTCTTCACATTGCCTCCAGCATGGTTGTCACCATCGCCAGCAGCGGCGCCGTTAGGTCCGGATCGACTCTAAACATTTCGAAAATTCCCTCGCCTAACTCCTTCAGCTTTTCCTTTTTTGGTGCATCGAGCATCAAAGCTTGCTTCGCCTCGCTTACCTCTTTTTCTAATCTGGCCATGCGATGTGCAAACGAGTCGTTCTTTACAACACGGTCGCGGTATCGAAGCGGTAATACTGACATGATCGCTGGCATCAGCTGTTCGACGTTTTTTCGGTACGTTGCGGAGTCTTCTTTGTTATCCAGCCAGCGGAACAGCTTCACGTTCCAGACATCGGCCTGGCCTGAGAAATCCACACCATCAAGTTGAAGTTCTTCCGCCGCTTCTTGGATTTGGAGTGCTACAGCTACGCGCCCTTCTGCTGCCGCCCACGCCCGGACCGCAGAGCAGAGATCACGATGAGCAATATCCTGGACTGTAGATTCGCTTTGATGACACTGGAATATCAGTCGATTAGAGGAAGCTCTGCTATTCTGTTGAAATGAAACAGTTTGCATTGTTAAGGCTCCTGTTTAGGTAAACCGTCTGTTGGGTTTGGGTAGAGATCAGGGCGTAGTTCGTGGGGAGTAACGCCAGTCATTCTGTAGATAGAAAGGATGTGGCTTGGTGGGACAACCCCATGATCACGATTTTTCCAATGACTTACGGACATGCTTGTTACACCAAGTGCAAGACCAAGTTTTCTGGCAGAACCAGCAGCTTTAATTGCTTTTTCGAGTGCGTACATTTAATTCTCCTGCTTAAAAACACAAATAGTAAACCACAGATTTATACAATAAGCAAATTGATGGTTTATTGCGTGTATAAACCAAATATTTACAATGGCAATATGAGAAAAGAAGAACCAAACCACATACTGGTCAATCGCCTGACTGAGATTACTGATCGGGGCGTAACCAAAGCTGACATGGCACGCATTGCTGGAGTTACGCCTCAGGCGGTGAACGGCTGGTTTAAAAAAGGTGTAATAAGTAAAAAATCTGCGTTAGCCATAGCAGATGCGGTTGGAATTTCTGTCGCCTGGCTCCTCGGAGAGGATGTTGGAGAAAAGGACGGCCTCAAGCCGGATGAACAACGTTTGCTGGAACTCTATAGGCAGTTGCCTGAAGAAGAGCAGCAGAACATGCTTAGAATTTTCGCCCTTCGTCTAAAAGAGCTTGATGAGCTGTATGAAAAATACATGAAAGGTCGAATCCGTTCTTAGGCAGATTAGTCGAACAGTTCTCAACCAGTAACCTGATTGTAAACATAAAACCGCTCATACTTGACCACCAGCTTCCCTAGAAACTAGTAACGCTAACGTAACGGATAATCAGGCAGAGTTAATCAAGGATAAGTGATGGTGCCTATGGCAAATCCTATTGATGAAATACCGAATGTCGTGGAAGTGATTAGACGCATTAATGAAGGATCAACTAAGCCCTTCCTTTGCAAGTGCGATGATGGGCAGTTATATGTTTTGAAATCAAAGCCTTCAATGCCTCCCAAAAATCTTTTAGCTGAATTCATTTCTGCGTGCCTTGCAAACGATGTCGGTCTTCCGTTACCAGATTTTAAAATTGTCTATGTACCAGAAGAGCTAGTGGAGTACTCGCCTGAGTTGCAACGTGACATATGTTCAGGTCACGCCTTCGCATCTCTGTACATAGATGGTGCGGTTGCGCTCACATTCACTCAGTCCAGAAACAACGCGATCATTCCGCTTGAGCAGCAAAAACTCATCTATGTGTTTGATAGATGGATATTAAATGCTGACAGAACATTAACCAGCCAAGGTGGCAACGTTAATATTCTTTATGATGTTAGCAACGATAAGTATTATCTAATTGACCATAATCTATCCTTTGATGAAAATGCAGGACCGGATGATTTTACTGTACATGTTTACGGGCCCGGCAATAGGGCATGGGAATTGGATCTTGTAGACCGGATCGAGTATCGCCAGAAGGTAGCAGATAGCTTGGCAAAACTGCCCGCTATTTTTGATGACATCCCAGAAGAATGGGTCGTCGATGATGAGTTTCTACCATTTGTCAGCAATACACTAGATAAAGGCGATCGAGATGAATTTTGGAGAGCAATAGTATGACAACTCCATGCCTTTACAGCATTGTTAGATATGCGCCTTATGCTGAAACTGAAGAGTTTGCAAACATAGGTGTAGTCATTTGCGCGCCAAAAGAACACTTTTTCGACTTCCTGATAACTAAACGAAACGACTCACGCGTCAAAAGCTTTTTCCATGACGATTGTATTTTCCCTGTAGCAAAAGACACAATCCAGAGGGAACTGCAGTTCGCAAAGGCTCAAGCCTCACAGATCTCTGGTCATCAACAGCTTGCTCAATTTTTTCGATACTTTACTGCTAAGAAAGAATCTATCTTTCAATTCAGTTCAACTAGAGTCATCCTTTCCACAAACCCTAAGGATGAACTGACGCGTATTTACAATAAATACGTAAACCATTCTGAGTACACCAAAGAACGCCGAGAAGATGTTCTGGCGAGAGAGCTCAAACGCAGTATTGATCGAATTGATGGTTTAAAGAACGCCTTTAAACCGGAGTCAATTGATGGATTCTATTCAAAATTTACTATGCCGTTAGTTGCTAAGAAACGTGAAGAGATTCAATGTGCTATCAAGCCACTAGCATTTACACAAACCGAACCTGGTAAAATGATGGAACACAGCGATACGTGGGTAATGCGTGTTACTCGTGCCGCAGAAGAAAATTTACTAGCGATCGAAGATATATTGTTCACCATTGAAGTCCCTGAATCTCCCACACCCGGACAAAGCAAGGTTATAGATACTATCAAAAGAACGATGGACAGTAGGAAAATCAATCACATACCTGCGTCTAATCACGAAGATACTATTGCCTTTGCAAAAAAATTGCTCCTACATTCTTAATACTTATTTCCAAGCCGGCCAAGTCGCCGGCTTTTTTTTCATCTTCCACCTCTCTTTCCTCCTCACCACCAATCTATTCACTATTGGTCTCGGGCATTACGCTTCGAGGCCCTTAATACCTTAAAGAATGCTTCCACAAAGCCTTTCATGTAAACCTAAAATTTACACATTAAAACAACCCAAGATTGACACAATCATAAACCAGTGATTTAATGACATCACCAAGACGCACTACGAGCCACCAAGGCAGGACGCCCACGAAGTAGCCGCCGACGGCATATGAATAGTCGGATGAGGTGGAGAAATTAACGCGCATCAGGTGTAAACGTTCCGCTGGCCGGCGATAAGGCAAACGAGGGTGAGAATGATTGATTTCGCACGCAAACCAGGACGGCAGCAGGCCGTAAAGCTGAACTTCTTCGAGGTGATTATTCGCCGCCTGTGCTACCTGCTGGCGCAAAAGGGGAATCCAGATGTGTAACTCAACAAAATGCGGGTACTGCGCCAAGCCGATTAAGCCGGGGGAAGTAGTCAAAAGTACCCTTCTCTATCGCAACGGCGCACAGCTGGCGCGCAAAGAAAAAAAATACTGCTCTGAACGTTGTGCTTCGTACGACCAGATGGCACACGAGGCATAACGTAAAAGCCGCGCAAGGCGGCCCGTACGTCCGGTGCTCCCGACCAAAGTTACACCGGAAAACTACTTAAAAAACCAAAGTTCACCCAATGGGCGCTTTCTCTGGCCCGGGGATCTTACATCCAAAAAAGAGGATCTCACATGGAATTTTTCTATGTAGTTAAGGCTACGCAGAAATCTGGCAAAGAAGACGCAGTGATTTGGTTCACTGCTAAATCAGAAGCCCGTGCCAACCTGCAGCTCGATGTTGAGCTGGAAGATGCTGGTATTGAAACCGGTCGCGGTAAGGATTATGCCAAACCGGTTCGCACCGATTTCCCGGTGTATAACGACCTGCCGGAAGAAAGCACCGTGGATTACACCTGGTGCAAACGCTACGCCCTCCAGGACGATGGACGCACCTGGCTGCCAAAGGCTGGTGCTGAGTCGACTGGACCCGTGGACAACTCTGCCGCACCGGAAACGACCATTAAAGTCGAAACTGCCGTCGAGAGTGTCCCACTCGAAAACCGCACTCCAGCGGTCCGTTTTGCCGTCCACCTGACCAGCGACAAATACCAGTCACATATCACTAAAGAGCAGCAGCTGGCTGCCAGCGAAATGTCACTGGATGAAGGCAACACCTATCTCCAGAACCTGCTGCTGGCGAAGAACGACATCCCTGAAGTTGCCGATCTCAGCCTGAACGCTGAGTGGAAACTGGTCCAGGCGATTAAGCAGGTATTCGCGCCAGATGAAACGCACGAAGCTGAAGTTATCGCTGCATTCATGGCTGACTGGGCGAGAGCAGATGCCGGCGACCGCAATCAGTTAGTTGAAGAGTGGAGAAGCGGAAAGCTTACTCTTCTCAAATCAGCAAGTGCCAGCGAGGGCGGCGTTACAACCGGTCAGATTCTGGAACCTGATAACGGAATCCAGATTGACGAGAATGATGACGAAGCCACACGTTATCCAGTCGTTCGTATGCCCTTCCGCAAGCAACTACTGGCCCAGTTCACCGGCGATGAACTGCGCCACCACTTAACCCGCAAAGAATACGAATGTATCTGCGCGCTAGAGATGGACACTGACAACAGCTATGTCCAGAACCTGTTGCTGGCGGCAGAAAACTGCGAAGAGGTTAAGGGTTACGATACCAAAGACCTGTGGCGCTACACCGACGCCATTCGCAAGGTGTTCAGCCAGGAGAAGCGCCACGAACTCGCTTTGGTTCTCCGTTTTACCCGAATCTGGGCGGCGACTGATTATATTGACCGCGGCATTCTCGTTCGCGAGTGGGCAGCCGGTAATCGCATCAGTAATGTTCAGCGCACTGATTCTGGGACCAACGCAGATGGTGGCTATGTAACGGATCGCGGCGAAGGCGCGCATCACACTCTGGACACCCTCGATCTTGAGATCGCATGCGCCCTACTGCCTATGGACTTCCACCACTTCGAAATTCCTTCGAGTGTGTTACGACGAGCCAAACAAATCGTGGCGAAGAAAGAAGAACCATGGAAATCATGGAGCGCCATCCTGCGTAATCAGCCCGGCATACTGGCGGTGAACCGTGCGGCAATCTTCAATCTGATTCGTACCGCACCAGAGAACATCCACCACACGCCGGCGGCTCATCTTGAGTTTGTGAATAAAACCATGACGGCTGAATTTAACTGTGCTGTGGAGCTACTGTCGTTGCCCACTCCTGCAGTTGAGACTGAAGCCCCAGTTGAACAACCGCAGGTTGAAAATCTCGGTAGCGGCGTGTTCTCCATCGATGTCCTGATGGGTGGAAATAACAATACGGGCATCAATACCACCTCAAATGAAGTCGAAAAAACGGAAAACACAGCGGAGACCACCAGCGATGTGCAGATGGAAACGGCTAAGCCAGAGAAAGACGAAGATGTTGGTTCGGTACCACCGGGCGAAAGCATTGATGCAACTAATTCGCAGACAGATTCCGTAGAAGCAGACCAGTTGCAGGAAACAACAATTGACGTTCAGGAATCGAACCCAGAAGTGGAGTTCCCTGCAGACTTCGAACCTGGCCGATACGAAGACCTACCGAATGACGTTTATCACGCAGCAAACGGTATTAGCTCAACCCAGGTGAAAGATGCCCGCGTCAGCTTGATGTACTTTAACGCGCGCCATGTGGCTAAAACCATCCCGCGAACAGCATCCAAAGTGCTGGATATGGGAAATCTGGTGCACGCTCTTGCACTGCAACCGGAAAACCTCGAAGCAGAGTTCAGCGTAGAACCTGAGATCCCGGAGGGTGCTTTCACCACCACCGCAACTCTGCGTGAGTTCATCGACACGTACAACGCCAGCCTGCCAGCACTACTAAACGCTGACGAGATCAAAGCGTTGCTTGAACAACATAACGCATCCCTTCCCGCTCAAGTGCCGCTTGGCGCGAGCCTGGAAGAAACGGCTCAAAGCTATATGGCTCTCCCCGCTGAGTACCAGCGTATTGAAGAAGGCCAGAAGCAAACGGCAACGGCAATGAAGGCATGTATCAAAGAGTACAACGCCACTCTGCCGTCGCCGGTTAAAACCAGCGGCAGCCGTGATGTGCTACTCGAGCAATTAGCAATCATCAATCCTGATCTTGTGGCGCAGGAAGCGCAGAAACCGACACCACTGAAAGTGTCCGGTACCAAAGCAGACATGATCCAGGCAGTTAAATCAGTTAAGCCCAATGCCGTGTTCGCCGACGAACTGTTGGATGCCTGGCGCGACAACCCTGGCGAAAAGATTTTGGTTACCCGCCAGCAGTTGGCCACCGCGCGAGCAATTCAGTCCGCACTCCTGGCGCACCCTACCGCCGGCATGCTGCTTACACATCCAAGCCGCGCCGTTGAAGTGAGTTACTTCGGCTTTGACGACGAAACAGGTTTAGAAGTGCGTGTACGCCCGGATCTCGAGATTGAACTGGACGGCGTGCGCATCGGTGCTGACCTGAAGACCATCAGCATGTGGAATGTGAAGCAAGAAAGCCTACGCGCCAGGCTGCACCGGGAAATCATTGACCGGGACTACCACCTCAGCGCGGCTATGTATTGCGAGACCGCAGCGCTGGACCAGTTCTTCTGGATTTTCGTCAACAAAGACGAGAACTACCACTGGATCGCCATCATTGAGGCCTCCACCGAACTGCTGGAACTGGGCATGCTCGAGTACCGCAAAACAATGCGTGCTATTGCCACAGGATTCGATACGGGCGAGTGGCCAGCGCCGATCACTACCGATTACACAGATGAACTGAACGATTTCGACCTGCGCCGCCTCGAAGCGCTGCGCGCTCAGGCTTAAGGGGGATTTATGCATAACACTAACGTTACCGTTGCTGACCAGAACACCGTTATTAACTCCAACGTGGCTTTGTTCGATTCCCAGTATCTGAACGCCATCAGCACATTTGCGCAGATCATGGCGCAAGGCACCGCTACCGTTCCTAAACACCTGCAGGGCAACCAGGCCGACTGCATGGCTGTAGCGATGCAAGCAGCACAGTGGCAGATGAATCCCTTTGCCGTGGCGCAGAAAACGCACCTGATTAACGGTGTGCTCGGGTATGAAGCGCAGCTGGTTAATGCCGTCATTTCACGAAGCGGCGTGCTGGCCAGCCGCTTTGAATATGAATGGTACGGACCATGGGAAAAGGTCGTTGGAAAATTCCATATCCGTAAAGGCGACAAAGGCGAGTACCGGGTCCCGGGCTGGACCCTGGCTGACGAAGCCGGAATCGGCATCATCATCCGCGCAACGCTTAAAGGTGAAGATCAGCCGAGAGAACTCGATTTGCTGCTGGCTCAGGCCCGCACCAGAAACTCTACCCTGTGGGCTGATGATCCTCGCCAGCAGCTTGCGTACCTGGCAGTCAAACGCTGGGCGAGACTGTTCTGCCCGGATGTGATTCTGGGCGTTTACACCCCTGATGAACTGGATGATCGCCGAGAAGAACGAGAGGTAAACCCGGCACCGGCGCAGCACGTTAGCCTTGCAGACATTTCATGTGACAACGTCACTAGGACTCAAACGGCTCAGGAATCAGCTCAAAATATTGATGCACTTGCTGATGATTTCCGTGACCGCATCGAGGCGGCTCAGGATGTGGATAGCGCTAAAGCTCTGCGCGCAGATATTGAAACCGTGAAATCAACGCTGGGTTCTGCCCTGTTCACTGAGCTGAAAAACAAGGCCGTGAAGCGTTATTACCTGGTTGATGCACGGAACAAAGTCGAAGCAGCCATCAATTCCTTGCCACCTTCAGATGAGCCCGATGCAGCTGCGCGGTTCGCAGAAGTAGAGCGCGTTCTTGCATCGTCGAAACGCCATCTAGGCGACGAACTGCATGGTCAGTTCAGCATCACCCTGGCGGATATGAAACCGGAATACGTGGACTAACGAGATCGGGAGGGGAAACCCTCCCTCAAGGAGAAGAAATGCGACTGATTAATCGAGGCAGTAAGCAATCCCCTTTGGCTCGCCAGGCATGTGAAATCGCACTCGCAGCCCACCAGCAAAGATACGGCGACTATGGGCGCAGCAAGATGAAAGAGACCTATACGGTGAGAGTGGAAGGCGTGAAGGTCTGGGTTGAAGTGGTCAACTGCAAGGCAAGCTACGTGGCCACAGCAATGACCGGCATGCGCCGACTGCGTTCCCTGCCCGGCCAGGCAAACTGAAACTGAAATATCAACGACTACAGACCGGCATATCTATACTCATGCCGGTTACCTGAGGTGAACCATGTCGCAGGTAATTTTTAACGAAGAATGGGTTGTTGGCGCAAGGCTCACAGAAAAAACAGGCCTGACCGAACGACAGATTGAGAAGTATCGCCAGGGCTGTTGGGTGGAAGGTGTCCATTTTAAACGGGTTTCTCCTTCCGGAGAAAAAACCTTGCGTGGCACAACCTGGTATAACTATCCGAGAATTAATCAGTTAATAAGGGATGCGTAAGATGGCAGCGTTGCCTACGGGTGTCGAAATCAGAAACAATAAGATTTGTATCTGGTTTATGTACCGGGGAAAGCGTTGCCGCGAAATTCTAAAGGGTTGGATTAACACCCCGGCGAACATCAAAAAAGCCGGGAATCTTCGGGCTGTGATCGTTAGTGAGATCAACCTTGGGGAGTTTGATTACCACCAGCGCTTTCCTTCATCGTCCAGAGCAAAAAAAACCGTAACCACTTTTTCAGTACAAACCTTTTCAGAGCTGTGTGAACTGTGGACGAGCATTAAAGAAACCGAAATTAGCGCGAATACCATGCGCAAGACTCGTTCACAACTCGGTACGTTAATGCACATCATTAACGGAGATACGCCTGTTTCAACTATACGCCACAGCGACATTCTGAAATACAGAAAGGAGCTGTTGAACGGTGAGACACTTTATCTGGCAAATCCCAGAAGTAACAAACAGGGACGCACTGTGCGTACCGTGAACAACTATATATCGCTTCTGTGCTCCATTCTTCGGTTTGCACACAAATCCGGTTTTATCAGTGGCAAGCCCTTTGAAGGGATCAAGAAACTACACAAAGGGAAAGTAAAACCGGATCCTTTAACGAAGCAGGAGTTTAGTTTGCTTGCGGCATCCGAGCGTGGCCAAAGCCTCAATATGTGGACGTTCGCAGTTTATACTGGTGTCCGTCATGGAGAGCTCGCAGCTCTAGCCTGGGAAGATATCGACTGGGAAAAAGGTACAGCTCATATACAGCGCAATCTAAATGCCTTGGGCATGTTCGGCCCACCAAAAACCGAAGCAGGAAACCGGGTTATCACCCTTTTAGAGCCGGCACTTGAAGCCTTGAAAGCACAACGCAAGCTGACGGCGCTGCAGCCTAAAACCGAAATTGTCTTTAATCATCGCGAGTATGGCTCAGTGGAACATCAAAGTTTGCGATTCGTTTTCATACCCAGGATGCGCAAAGGAGAACAGAAAGCCTACTACTCTTTATCGAGCATCGGTGCGAGATTCAACGCAGCTGTAAAACGTGCTGGTATTCGCCGCCGGAATCCGTACCATACGCGGCATACTTTTGCCTGCTGGCTTTTATCTGCCGGCGCTAACCCGTCTTTCATAGCCAGCCAGA